TATTCTTAAACCATAAAAACAAATTAGTAAACCGCTTTGAATCTAGGAACGAACCTGTAAACGTCACCCCGTACTGAGACTCTATTAAATCAAATATAGACTTAACTCGAACCGCTGGAAATAACTCAGTATACTCCATCGCTGTACCTGTTACGCTTATATCGTTACTAGAAGCATCTCCATACCTCCAAACTCTAGACGAACTAATCAAAGGATAACGAACATCGTAATCAGTTGTACTTGGTGCTATCTCTATTCTATCTTGTACCTCTGAGCCATCGTAATCATGGTTAACCGTTGCGTAATCTAAAGCGTTAAGTTTGTCCTCGCCTAGTAAATCTTTCAATGTAACAACGTCACCATAAAATGTTACTTGATAGTTCTCCGGTCTTCCGTTCTTTATTGTCCCTTGTTCTAGTTGTATCTTACCCGTTCTAAACGGAATGTAGTTTATCTCTATCCTTGCTTCTCTTCTGTTCCTATGGTCTATGGTATTGTCTACATCGTTATTATAGTAGTGTTCAAAGATATAGTTGTTAACAGGTGTACAAGGTATTGTGAACGTCTGCGAGAAGTCTGTGAATACTTTTGAAATATCCGCTATGTTCTGAACAGATGAGTTAACTACGATCTTTTCGTCGCTGAATAACTCTAGCTTTCTATTCTCTACGTATATCTGTACGCTTCTCATTACTGAACGTTGTTTATTGTTTCAAATGCGTAATCAAACTCTACCTTATAGTTAATCAGTTTTTCGTTTATATGTTTGAATAACTCAGTAGCTTTAGTTCGCATCTTAACGGGAGTCTGTACATACGTGCCATCTTCGTTAGGTATGTAGGCTAGAATCCTTTCAGAAGACATAAGTTGTTTAATTACTTTAGCATAAGACTCAGATACCCACCCTGTATTACATGAGATAGACTCTGTGTAAGTAGTGTTGAATACTTTCTTAGTCCCCACCTTAGTATCGTAATTCACGTTTGATACCATAAGGTTATAATCAGTCTGTGTCATCTCCATATTGTTCCGGGAAGCCTTAAACATAAACGTCCTTTCGAAACTTCCGTATCTGTTAACAAAGTCTACTGTAATTACATCGTGCTTACATTCCTCTAAAGGATAGAAGTAGAAAGTTTTAAGTACTGCGTTTGTGTCGTCTAGTATCTCAGTCTTTACCCTGTCACCGTAGTATGTATTCTCTATTCTAGGTGTTTTCCTTACTGAGTCATTAATAAGATTAGTGGTAAAACTTGCTAAAGTATCTAAGTTTGTCCATTTAACCTTTGTATAATTTATAGTTCCTGAGATGACTTGAATACTCCCTACGTTTATTCTATCTGTAGTGGATATTGTCCCTGTAGGGTCGTAGTAATAGTAATACGTCCCTTCGTCCATGTGTACCGTTCCTAAGTCTTCATTATAACCCTCTGAGAAATGAGAGTAACCGTAGAACGCTTTATAGTCGTAAGTGTTTTGAAGCACCCCGTTAATATAAGTTTTCGCCTGAACATTGCACCATTGACTTGTATTGGTAGTAGCTACTGTATTATAGTTTACGTTAGTCTGAAATGTTTTAAAGTCAAAGTACTCGCAGATATAAGGCGAGATATTATAGTCTACGTCTGTATCTACAGAACTAGGTATAGGCTTTGACAAAGTATACTGAGGGTTAGCCGGGACAGAACCAGTACCATTCCAAATGTATAGTTTTATAGAGGTCTCATCGTTAGCTGTTGCGCTAATGTTAATAAAGTACGGAGACCGTGCGAAGATATTACTCATATTTGTTTAGTGTGTATTTTAGGAACTCATCTACATCAAGACCGAACGCTTCTACTAAGTCCTCGCTTAATTTCTTGTACTCATTCTCAAATGGCTTCGTAAAGAATAAACTAGGCTTTAAACCTTGCGCGTGTATTGATCGTGCTATTAAATATTTCAGACTCTTTCGACTTGTGAACTTACCGCTTTTATCCTTTGGCGCTAGTCCCTTAGTTACTACCCATTTATCTAATACTTTAGTGGGTATGGTTTTCTTACTTGACTTGAATTTAAATCTTGAGTTAGGAGCTTTCTGCTTCCCGTTCTTTACTCTCTTAGGGTCTGCTCCCTTTACTCCCTCATCTACAAACGAACCATACCTACCTAAATCAAACTCTAGCATAAAGTTTCCCGACTTGTAAACCTCTACGTCTGATTTCAAGCTGTCATATAGCTTGCCTGACGAACGTTTACCCATGCGTGTAAGGTTAGACTTCGCCTGTTGAATAACACGCTTTCTAAATAGGTTTAATTCGTCTTTAAGGTTTTCTAGCATTAAGCCCCGAATGTTCTAAGTGTGTAAGTAATGATTGCTCTTAGTGTTCCGTCTCCTAGTGTCGGGTTACTATTATCGTAAGTACCGATGGTTAAATCTGTGTTTAGGGGGAAGTTATACGGGGTTGTTATAAAGTCTGTAGAGTTATAGTCCATAGGCTTATTAACGAAAGTAACTGTGCTTTCAGAACCAGCTAATAAAACAAACTGAGAGTAAACAAACCCCCATAGACTACCATTGCTTTTTATAACTAAGTCAGGACTTGAGTAAGCAGTTGTAACGTGTGTATATTCTAGTATAACCTTTTCAATATCGTAATACTTGTTAGCACCCGCTGCTGGTAGTAATTCAATAGGAGTTGTACCCATTGCTAGTATCTGAGCAGAAGAGATATTAACTACCTCAGTAGTGCCTCCACCCGCTTGAGGGTATACAGTTACGATCTGTCCGTCAATATGCGCCTTTAATTCGTTGTTATAGATATGTAAACCTCCTTGAATAGGGAAGTCCTCCGTCCATCCTATTTCTGTCGTTAGTGTGTCTACTACCGTTCCGATTACTGTGCTTCTTTTTGCTGTTGCCATTACTTTCTGCTTTTAATTCTTCTTAGTTCTATTTCGTTTTTCTGCTTTTCGTATGTAAGGAATGTTAAACATTGAAGAATTGGTAAGGCTGTGACCTCGTTAAATCTTCGCACGTCTCCTTGAGAGAGCGCATAGACTGAGTTATACCATCCCCATTGTTCGCTGAATTGTTCTTCTGCTGAGTATCCATCTCCAGCAGTTCCGCCTCCAAATAATTTAGGGTGGCTTTCAGTAATTCGTTGTTTAAACGATAAAAAAAAACCATTGCACCCATGACTACATCTAAAGGAGCGTACTTCATTACCTCTGAATAGTTCGCTGTGCCGTAGTATTGTTCTATCTCATACTTGCCTTTAACCTTCTTAGTGATCGGTCTGTATAAAACAGCCATTGCTTTATGCATTGTTTGCCAGTCCCCCAAGTTAGTGTCTAGGTCGATGTACTCCCCAAAACTCATTTCTTCTAGGTTAGGGATGAATCCGAACTCCGTATCATTTAGTTTGAAGGTAGTCTGTAGCTTCTTCTCGCCTTGTAGCATATCAGTAAACGTGGAGACTATTCCTGTAACATCTTGAACACGCATAAACAAGACTTGAGATAGTTTAATCTTACAGAATATAGATACCATTTTCTGAGATATGAACTCTTCGCTGTCATTCTCCGCTACAATACGACTAAAGGCTTGATACTGCTCTAGTGTTATCTCGCTGAGTTTGTTAGGTACGTCAATTTCGTATTGCATACTATACTAACTTAATAAGTTTAATTTGTTTCTGTGATTAGAATACATGGTAAACACCTCTGTTCGGATGTTCTAACTGATAGCTTATACTATATCTTACAGCGTCTAATGCGTGGTTAAAGTCATCTATAGGAGTTTTAGACTTCTTCTCTAGCCAGCAGTAGTTGTTTAGTTCTTTATGTAAGTCTATACTCTCAGGGTCGATAATTAAATCGTAGTCCTGTAGCAAACTGATTCCATGTGTAACTGATCCTTGACCTTTAACCGCCTCAAGTATGTTTAAACCCTTTTGACGTAGTTCATTTATTAGTCTAGGCTCTGCGCTATCAGCTATAATCAGACTATTACCCGCTATTCGTTTATTTATGTTAAAGATGTCCGATGTGAATAAACCCGGTTGGTACAAATGGAGCTTAATATAGATTATCTTGTTCGCTTTGTCTATGGACGTTTCTACCAACGTGGTAGGGTCATTACTAAATCCAAAGTCTTGACCGAACACAGATGGTGTAACTTGCTTAAATTCCCCTATAGACCAATTATTAAATATAACTCCCTCTGCTTTGTCTAGCCACCCTCCTAGTATTTGATGCTTATATCTTTCGGGTCTTCGTGTTTTGATCGTCTCTATCTGTCTCAAATAGCTTTCAGATAGGTTATCTAGGTTGTCTAAGTAGGTAGTATGAATGTAGGTAGTATCTTCTTTCGTTGTATTGCTTCCCGCCTCTACTCCCTTTGATTCGAAGAACCTTTGATATATGAAATGCTCTTTCGTTGTCGGGTTAAGTATTAAGATAACTCTGTTCTGTAGGTTCTTATGCCTAATAGATAGGTCTATCTTATCAAACGTGTCTTCGTCTGTTAACTCCTCCGCTTCATCTAGCACCCATGTTGTGACACCTTGTAAAGATTTAAGGTTTGCTGTTTGGTCACCGCTAGAAGTCTTGATACCTCTGAACAGAATCTTACTCCCTGTCTTTAGGTTTACTATCTCGTCTTTAGTTATGTGAAAGTCCGCACCACACCCAAACGTTTCTATCTTATCTAAGAACTCAGGTATAATAGAGATATGCGCTGACGTCAT